CCCTTTCCGCATACGCATATATGTTTGCCGTTGTGGTCTACGAAGTCGCGGCATACGTGCCCGTCATTGCGAGATGCATTACACCGGTATGTTGTAAGCGGCACCATTTCGCCGCTTCCGTATCGTGCTCCTGTGCTTCGAAGTTTCTTTGCCTCGTAATCCATGATTATATCCTACCGCATTCCAGCGTGCTTAGCAAGTCGAATAAGACCGATTCCAAGAATGAGTGCGAGCACCGCAAGCACTACGATGATACAGGCAATTGTGCCAATGAGCACCTTTACAACGTTGCGAACCATTTTAATTATCTCCAAATGCTAGAAAGCCAAAGAATACCCCTAGTACAATTCCAGGAATAAATGTAAGAGCGTAAATGGGGTCAAGATTTCCTACTGCGGCATTAATACCAATTCCGTTAAGAAATGCAGATGCCATGAATACAATTACAATTGCAAAAGCGTGGAGCATCATACCACCATCCCATACAGCACGAAATACCAAACAACAATCACAATTCCGACGACAACAATAACGCTTGCCTCTTTGATAAACTCAATCATTGCCCACCTTAATGTTAAAGATTGCGAAGCGGTCAGGTCTGCCATTGGTGTACCAGATAAGCCAGGTACTACCGTTTGCGAATTCGGCGTGCACGCGCCTATGAGTGTTACGCATTACGTCCACCAATTTCTAGGGCAATTCCCAACTTAATTCCGGTGCCATGTTGGACAGCGTTAAGCATCATCCAATACATTTCATCCGCATTGGCTGTAGCGAACTCAATGATTCGGGCAGGATTCTTCTTGCTTTGAAAAATCATAATGTAAACGTTTCGCATAATTACATCCTATCATAAGCGGGGCGCTTTCGCGCCCCGCTGTTGCGGTTAGTTGCAGGTGTTGGCGTGGCCGAGTGCGGTAGTGAGGTATCCGCAAGAGTCGCACACAGTTTCGCTTGCGATCTTTGCAGCGCTTGCGATGCGTTGCATTGCGACACCGTGGCGGGCTGCGTCGTCGAGGTTCTTAAATGCACGGTGCCCGCTCCCGTTTGCAAAGACATTCCAACACTTGACACCGCGAGTAATGGAAACATCCATGCTGGTTGCGGCGTGGTCGCTGACTGCGAATCCGTATCCCTTGAGAATGTCGCGAGACTTGGTGGAGAGTGCCATGACGTTTCCTTTACTCGGTGGGCCGGTGTTTTCCTTGCCCTGATACTTATACTTTACACACACCCTGGCGACGACGCAACTCATTTCGGAAGATTATTTGTTGCTGTTTCCTACAACGATGTTTGGATGATTCGATAGTAGCGCGAGCGGGGCAGCGGTGCTAGTGTCAGTGGTGCAGGGTAGCCGTGCATCGGTTGAAAAGCGTGTAAGTCCCGCGTAATGGCGGGCGTCAAGTTGCCCTGCCAGGTGTCGCTGTCCTGTTGCGAAAGTCAGCGCGGTGTGCTATGCGAGGAATGCCAACGGCATAGCACACCGTTTACACACCCATTTACAGAAAGATTACACTATGTCCACCACTGAGGTTGTTAACGTCGCTCAGAACACCGGGCTTCGCGCTCAGGTTGCAAGCCTGAATGACGGCGAGGTTTCGGTCTTTTCGTCCATCGTTGGCGATGATTTTGCGTCCAAGAAGGCGGTTGTTCAGGCGCTTACGGCGTCGAAGCCCATTCGTGACCACCTGGGAACGGTGATCCCTCTCACGCATGTTGTCGTGCAGGTTGTGCAGATGGAGAATGAGCAGACTAAGCAGATTGAGGACACGCCGCGCGTTGTCCTGATTGATTCTGATGGTAATTCTTATCACGCAATTTCGGGCGTGATTCTGAATGACATTCAGAACATTATGGGCATCGTTGGCGCTCCTGCAACGTGGCCTGAGCCGATTGATGTTGTCGTGAGCGAGGAGCGAGCAAACAGCGGGCGTCGCTTTATGACGCTTACTCTCGTCTAATTCGCCATACTAATAGCCGGTGCCCTTTATGGGTACCGGCTATTAGCATACCTGAAAGTATTTAATATGGCGAACAATCGGCCCGAACTTGACTATCTGCGTGCTCAGGCAACTGCCAGGCACCGTGCCGCTACTCGTAAGATTGCCAGGCTGAACCGTGTTAATGGTGTCGCTATTAGCGGTACTTCGCACGACCCTAGGCGCGATCTTTCTAAGGTTACCAAGAATTACAATTCAGCGCAACTTAGAACTTACATTGACAAAATGGATAAGTTTGTTAGCCGATCTACCGGCTTTGTCGCGGGCGCTGAGGGTTCCGTTATTCGTGCTGAAAAGTGGCGCGAATATGTCAAATTGCAGAATCGTTATAACGCGCTTGGCAGAAAGCACGAAAAGGCTATTGGGAATTACAAAATTCCTACTACCGGAATGACTGTTGAAGAGCGAATGGCAACAATTGTTCCAAAGAAGTTTGTTCGCCCAGGTGTTAATGCAACCAATAGGCCTTATGTGCAAATTGATCGTAAGCCTCAATGGATTAGAGGCGAAGCGGCACTAGATAAGTTTATTGAGCAAATGAAGTCTCGTATTAATGGCGAGTATTTGCCTACGGCTATCAATAAGCAGCGCGAAACTGCGCGCAAGTTGTTTACCGGAATTGGCGATGAAGAGTCAAATAAGTTGCTTGATTCGCTTTCAGACAATCAATTCAATGTTATTTGGAATTATACCCCGCTTGCCGCTCAGGCTGGCGCGGTGTATCCTTTCTTGCAGGGCAACAATAATAAGCGGTGGACTGCCGCTGTTGCTGAGGATCATATTAACGATATTCGCGAAGTGCTGAATTGGGCTAAGAATGACATTCCCGAGCAGGGCCGACGGCAGCGCCCGACAGAGTACACCGACACGCGCGCGCAAGCAATCAACACGATCTACACCTCCACAGAGGCCCGCGCAATCCCGATCCAAAAGAGAGGCACGTCAGGTCGTCGTCGCTGATTTTGAGACCACGACCGATCCTGATGATTGTCGTGTGTGGGCTTGGGGGTGGGCTCACACCGACAATCCTGAGTCTGTGGAGATTGGTCGCGATATTGAATCATTTGTCGAATTTATTAGCGGTGTGAATAGTGTATGCTATTTTCACAATCTTAGATTTGACGGCTGGTTTATTGTTGATTGGCTGCTAAAGCATGATTTTTATCATTCCACAACTCAGGGCACTATTTACCCTGAAACGTTTAAGACACTTATTAGCGATATGAATAAGTGGTATAGTCTCACGGTTCGCTGGGCAAATGGCACCACTACAGAATTTAGGGATTCGGTAAAGAAGTTGCCCATGACAATTGCAAAAATTGCAAAGTCTTTTGGGTATGAGGAAGGTAAGGGCGAGATTGATTATGATAAGCCTCGCCCTGTAGGATATGAGCCTGATGCAAATGAGCGTGACTATATTAGGCGCGATGTTTCAATTCTTGGCAAGGCAATTAAGCAGGTGCATGTAGACAATAAGATGAAGGCTCTTACCGTTGCATCCGACAGTCTAAAAGAATACAAGGAATTGAGCGGCGCGCATTTTGAGCGCCTATTTCCGGTACTTAGTGACGCAATGGATGCCGAGATTCGACAGGCATATCGCGGCGGCTTTACATATGCAAGCGAGCGCTTTAAGGGGCGCAAAGTGGGCGCGGGGCTCGTGCTTGACGTTAATTCTCTATACCCCTACATTATGCGCGATAGGCTTTTGCCGCACGGTGAGCCGGTGTTTTATGAGGGGCGTCAGGAGCCTAGCGACAGATATCCACTGCATATCTTTTCAGTGACTTTTACGGCAACGCTTAAGCCTAATCACATTCCTTGTATTCAGATTAAGGGTTCTATGGGCTTTAGCCCTACTGAATATCTTACGTCAATTGATGAGCCCACAACGCTTATGGTTACTAACGTTGATTGGGATTTGTATAACGCGCATTATGACATTGACGTTTTGGAGTATGCGGGCGGCTGGGCTTTCCATGCTGCAATGGGAATGTTTGATGAATACATTACAAAGTGGTCTCGCATTAAGGAGCACAGCAAGCACGGAATTCGCGAAATTGCAAAGTTGCACCTTAACTCTTTGTATGGTAAGTTCGCTTCGAACCCCAATGTAACGTCGAAATATCCTACACTAAAAGACGGCGTTGTCAAATTGGTGCGCGGTGTTGACGAAACGCGCCCGCCTGTGTATACGCCCGTAGGCGTGTTTATTACAAGTTGGGCACGAGACTTGACAATTCGTGCTGCACAGGATAACTATGACGTTTTTGCGTACGCCGACACCGATTCGCTGCATTTGCTTACTACAAATATTCCTGAAAGTCTAGAGATTGACCCGCACCGCTTGGGTGCGTGGAAACTCGAATATCATTTTCAGAGCGCTTATTACATTCGTGCCAAGGCGTATATGGAGTTGACAACTGACGGCGAGTATGTTAATCGCATCGCGGGCGTGCCCGAAGATATCAGCGGCGCTCTGACATTCGACAGTCTTATACCAGGAATGATCTTGCATGGCAAGTTGACACCTAAGCCTGTGCCGGGAGGCGTCGTGCTTGTGGACACGCCGTATGAACTTAATTTGGATTAAGAGTTGACACGCGATCCGAAGTGTGTGTACAGTAGTGATTACAAGGGCAAGCAGCCCACCAAGACAAAGGATAGAAATAATGTCGAAGCCCACCGCACCCGCATTCGAGTTTGGCACTTACGAGGGCCCCGCGGCCGCCGTTAACCCTTGGGGCGAGCATGTTGATGCGCTTATCGCTCACAACGATTCCAAGGGCAACCAGGACGGCACGATTACGATTCGCGTTGAGGCCGGCGCTGGCAACCGTCAGCGCGTGCTGTTCCAGCAGGCCGCAAATGCCAAGGATAAGACGGCGCGTGTTGTGCAGTCTGCCTATGCTGAGGTTGGCGCTGACGGCGAGTACGCCGACGATGCAGAGGACGTGCTGACGTTCCGACTCAAGGATAAGGAGGCGGCGCGCCCCGGTCGCGGTGGTAAGGGTAAGGGTGCTACTGTGGGGGTAGTGGAGGCTACCGCGTAGGCGTTGCAACCCCTAGCGATTCGCACCGGCTGATACCGGCGCTAGGAGGCGTGGAGGGCTGCAACCTGATTGCACCGCCCACCGGATCAGCCCCACATAGAGAGCCCCGCTCTGCTATCATGCAGAGGCGGGGCTCTCGCCTTATGCTTATGTAAATTAATTACCAATCGGAAAGGTTGAGTAATGGCAAAGTTCCATGACAGGCTCGCCGCAATCGCTGAGTCTGGCGAGGGTTACGGCGATACTTTTGTAGATGATATTACGGCAGATTACGATGAGGATATGAGCGGCCCTCTTGCCGCCGTTGCTGAGCGTGATTCTGCTATTGAGGTTCTGCATGGCACGCTCGCAGAGCGTGATGCAGCAATTCAGGTGCTTAAGGCGCAGATGTTCGATATGCAGCAGAGCGCTGGTGTTCCTGTTGTCGAGGCCGACGACACCGAGGTTATTGACGACGGCGAGAGCGGCGGCATCGATTCGCTCTTTACTACTGAGAATGAGGATAAGTAATGGCAACCGTTCCCCCGATTAGCCGTCTGGCTAAGACTGACAACATTGCGTTTCTAAACGCTGTTCGACGCGATGCGTCGTCCGAGTATCGCTCGCGCATTCCCGAGGCAACTCAGGCGAACATCCAGGATCAGCAGCGACGGATTTGGGATTACAAGTCTACGCGCAATGAGTTTATTGATGCAGTTATCAATAAGGTCGGTCTTACGATTGCTGTCCGCAATTCGTTTACCAACCCTCTTGCCAAGTTTAAGCGCGGCATGCTGGAGTTTGGCGACACGATTGAGGAAATCGCTGTCGGACTTGCCGAGGCTCGTACGTATGAGCATCAGCGCGATTATCTTGAGAAGGATATTTTCGGTCAGGAGACGCCCGAGGTTCAGGCGGTTTATCACAAGATTAACCGCGAGAATTTCTATAAGATTACGGTTAAGGATTTCGCTATTAAGCGCGCATTCTTTAGCCCTAATGGTCTTTCCGAGTTCACCACTCAGCTCATTGAGGCGGCGACCACCTCCGATCAGGTTGACGAGTTCCTGGTTACTGCGAACGTGCTTACCGAGTACGACAAGGTTTCCGGTTTCTACAAGATTCAGATTCCTGACGTTGGCGCTTTCGGTTCCGACGAGGCTGACGCTAAGTACGCACTTCGCCGCATGCATGAGGCCGCTGGTAATCTCGCGTTTATGTCGCGTGATTACAACGCTGCCAAGATGCCCATGACGGCAATGCCCGAGGATCTTGAACTGATTCTTACGCCCGAGGCTAATGCCGCAATGAATGTCGAGGCACTTGCCGGCGCATTTAATGTCGATCAGATGAACTTCAATGTGCGAAAGACTATTGTCCCTTCGCGCTACATTGATATTCCGGGATTCCAGGCAATTCTTACGACTAAGGATTTCTTTGTTATTGCGGACACTCTTTTCGAGACTCGTCAGGCCTCTAACCCTGTTGGTCTTTACGACAACTATTTCCTGCACCATCACCAGATTGTTTCGGCGTCGCCGTTTGCTCCTGCAATCCTGTTCACGACGCAGCCGGGCACTGAGGTCATTAGCCTCTCTACGCCTGTCACTGGCGTCAATGACGTTACGGTGCAGGATCGGGCTGGCGTGGCCGCTACGAGCCTCACGCGCGGAGACACGTACTACATTGCAGGTGACGCCGTGACCAACCCCGAGGGTGGTGTGAACGACGCTGTGCGATTTGAGGCCATTGGCTTTACGTCGCCGCGATCCTTTGTTACGCAGACGGGTTACCTGCATGCGTCTATCGACGAGGCAGCCACGAGTGTTGTTATTCGCGCAACTTCGGTGGATGATAACACGTTTAGCAAGGATCGTACGCTGAACATTGTTGGCGACCGCGTTGTGCTCGGTCACGCAATGGAGTTCGCTCCTGACGCTGATAAGGATGGTCTGACTGAGGTTACGCCTAAGCAGCCCGCTTTTAACACGGATACGAACACCGTTACGATCCCAACCGTTAAGGGTGTTCAGTACCGAAAGGCGGGGGCTGACGTCGCCGATAAGAGCACGCATGTTATTGCCGCTACCACGGTCTTTACGGCAGTCGCTAAGACTGGTAATGAGATTGCAAGCGGCGCAACTGCATCGTGGACTGTTGTTCCCGAGCAGCCTGGTAACGAGTAGCAATTAACTGTAATGGGGCGGGCGTTAATTCGCCCGCCCCATTAACGTAAGGATATCAAGTGAATCAGATTACAAACCCTCCCAATGACTACCCTGCCGGTCTTGGTTTTGATTACGCTGTGTGGACTGCCGATACGCAGTTGACGCTTTGCAATGTGCGATGGGATAACACTTATCGCGATATTGTCATGTTTGGTGCAACGAATGCAACGCCCGCTCAGCGACGCCAGGCTCTTGACGCGCATATTGATTCTCTGCCTACCACGTTTGGTAACGTACGCTCTCGTCAGGCTGTGCTGAATCAGCCGGTGCGTGTGGAAATGGCTATTAATCGCGTTCTGCCGTTTAATTACATTCGCGCTAAGAACCCAATTCAGCCCGTAAAGGGCGGCGACGTTGCGCGTAATTACTATTACTTTATTACTGACGTCCGCTATCTTGCACCTAACACAACTGAACTGATTGTGCAACTTGACGTTTGGCAGACGTTCGGCTATGATGCGGGGTTTGGTAATGCGTTTATTGAGCGCGGACATATCGGCATTGCCAATGAAAAGCAGTTCGATAGTTTCGGTCGCGATTATCTCACTGTGCCCGAGGGTCTTGACGTTGGCGGCGAGTACAAGGGCGTTGTTCGTAGGCGCGACGTGCTTATGTCAGGCGGTCCACAGAACCCCGATCAGAGTTTGCGCGACCCTCTTGACGAGCCTTCTATTCTTGTGCTTTCTAGCATCGCGCTGTTTAGCGATCCTGGCACTATTACAGACCCTAAGATTAGGCTTGCTCGCGGTGGTAAGATTGGAGCGAGTTCGTGGGGAATTGGCGCTTATATCTTTAAGGATTCTGACGAATTTGCAAAGATGATGATTGCGCTTTCTTTTACACCTTGGATTGCCCAGGGCATTCAGTCTGTTACCCTTATCCCTAATCCTCAGAAAATTCATGGAGAAAGTTTTACTTGGGGCAACGTTGTTCCATCATTGCAGCCCAATAACGTCGCAGTTACTTGGACTGACGGCGTTGGTGTTCAGTCAGGATTTGGTAGCGGCAGCGGTGGAGGTTTTGGCACTAGCACGCCGCTAACTATCAAGAAGTCTCTTTATAACAATTGGCGTAGTGCAACAGGCTTTGTCGCTAATCAAATTCCTGCGCGTTATCGGCACTTGCGCAAGTTGTTTACATTCCCATACATGCTTATTGAAGCGACTACTTGGTCTGGCAACGCTCTTATTATCAAGCCTGAGTCTTGGAATGACGCAAATGCAACAATTTTGCGTCGTGCCAATCTTGTGCCTCCTACGCAGCGGGTTACTTGGATTATTCGCGGATACAATGCACGCGATATCGATGAGGACGACTATAATCGCGATGACGGTGGTGACTTTCTCGATATGGCAATTAATATTGATTCGTTCCCAACCATTCCTGTTACTACTGACCAGGGCATTATGTATCTTGCTCAAAATGCTCATGGAATTGCGTTTGAGCAGCAGTCCGCCAATTGGGCTCAGAGTCGCGCTATGCAGGGCGCGCGCGTTTCGTACGATCAGGCGAGTATGGGCGTGCAGACAGCGGGCGCGCAGACCGAGTGGGGTGCTCAGCGTGCAACGGCCATGACGGCTGCACAGGCTCAATACGGTGTATCTCGTGCCATTGGTGATGCGGGCGTTTCTACGCTTACCGGTGGGGCTCTTGGCGCATTTAGCGCGCCTCCCGGTGGTGCGGGTGTGGGGCTTGCGGCGGGCGCTGCTACGGGAGCCCTTTCGGGTGGTATTGGGATTGGTCAGGCGGCGCGCGAGGGGCAGCACGCCGCGAACATGACTGCTATGCAGAACAGCACGAATGCTGGTTCAAATGCGATTAGCGCCGCTCAGGGGCGTTATAATCGTGACACGAATTATGATCTTGCGAACTTTGCTGCGCAGGGCGATTATGCTAATACGCTTGCAGGTATTCAGGCACGGGTGCAGGACGCACAGTTGACGCAGCCCAGCCTTAAGGGGCAGTTTGGCGGCGACCTTATTAATGTGAACTATTCTACTAGCGAACTGTCTTTGCGTTGGAAGATGATTGATCCATCTGCAATGGCAACTGTTTGCGAGTATTGGTTGCAGTTTGGATACGCTGTAAATAGGTATGCTCGCATTCCTGCATCGCTTATGGTAATGTCGAAGTTCACCTATTGGAAGTTGAGTAACACCTATATTATTTCAGGAGGAATGCCTGAAATGATGAAGCAGGCCATTCGCGGAATCTTTGAAAAGGGTGTTACTGTTTGGAGCAGCCCTGCCGATATTGGTGCAATTGATATTGCAAATAACACCCCACTTACCGGAATTACTTTGGAGATGGCATAATGGGCAATCGCTCAAAGGGTCGCAGCAACGATTACGTTTATAACGAATTTTACGCAAAGCATCGCGGACAGCGCAGTAATGATAATCCTGTGCAGGGGCGCTCCGCGCTTATTGAGCGCATGTATTGGCGCATTCTTACCGAACTTGCCACAAATCGCTTTAAGTGGACCGGCCTTCCTGAAAATATTGATGTGCGATTCCTCGAAATGGAGTTGTTTCAGCGCGCACTTGCCGTATTCTTCTTTGAAGAGCGGTTTGATAAGTTTATGGTAATGGCTGGCACACCGTCTGGCAATTGGAACATGAATATGAATCCAACGTCATTCTTTGTGAACGGTCCAACGTATGCAGGTCGCACACTTAAGGCGTTTAACACTACGCGAATGGGTCGCAATAACAGTATTGATACGGACCTTGCAGAGTGCGTGCCCATTTGGTCGAATTACATGCGTACGCCCGATCTTGATATTGTATCTATTTTTGCTAACAGGTTTGCAGAACTTGATACCACTATTGAGATTAACAGTCGCAGCGCTAGGCGCAATAAGATTATTGTTGTAGACGAAAATAACCGTCTTACGGGCCGCAATATTAATGCTGCTATTGACAATGGCGACGCCGTGCTAGAGGTTAATGAGGTTGGTCTTGCAGCAATGCCCATTGCTCTTGATCTTGGCGTAGACCCCCTTTCTCTTGAAAAGTTGCACATTCTCAAGTCTCGGCAGTGGAACGAGTGTCTTACGCTTATGGGAATTGATAACGCTAACCAGGATAAGAAAGAGCGTCTTGTCGCGTCAGAGGTTGATGCTAATGACGGAGGTATTATGGCAAACCGCGCTATTAGCCTGAACGCTCGTCAGCAGGCTGCAGACGCTATCAATAAGCGATATGGTCTAAATGTCGAAGTCATGTTCGATGAGGAGATTAGCGGTCAACTTAATGGAATGCTTGCGGGGCCCTTTAGTGATCCTGCAATGAAGGCACAACTTTCTGACTACGCTGCAACGAATTAAGGAATTGCAATGCCCACATTTACCGTACCTCTTTTTGACGCAATTAAGTACACCGGCGGCACCGTAGAAATCGTAAGTGGAATTCGTCGCCTAACTAATCCTAATTGTATTGGCCTTGGACAGTACCCCATTTACGACCTTAATTATCGCAATACACTCAATGGTAAGATTGTTGACCATTATTGGAATCGTGAAATTGGTCTAGAGTCTGTCGATATGTTTGTCGGCAAGATGCGTATTAAGATGAATGAGATTATGCCGTACTTTAATGAAATGTACAGGTCTACTCAACTTACATTTGATCCGCTTAAGACAATTGATATGCAGACCGTTGCAACTGGTAGCGCTTCAAGCGAGCGTGAGGCTAGCGTTGACAATAGTTCTACTGCTAACAGCACAACAATTGGCGAAAATAGTGCAAAGTCGCTTTCTCGAAATGTGAACAGCACGTTCCCTCAAATGATGCTCAGCGGCAGCGGTGACTACGCCGACAGCGGCGCAGACGCCACGGCGAGTACCGAGAGCGCGTCAGAGGGCACCGAGAGCGCCACGACGGCACAGGAGAGCGCTGAGCGGGGCTCAGAGGATGCGTTGAGCGAGAGCGATAGCCGAACGTCTGGCTATCAGGGCTTGCCGTCCGATATGCTGATGCGGTATAGGGATTCGATCGTGAATGTCGACCTTATGGTTATCAACGAATTGCAGGATCTTTTTATGGGGATTTGGGATAGTTCCGATTCCTATTCTAACTCAGTCTGGACTTACTAATATGAGCAACATTATCCCCATTTCTCTTGGAGATTTCCCTAGGGGTGAAAAGCGGTGGAGTAACATTATCCCGTTTAGCCATAGGGATTCGCGTACTCATATGAGCACGCTAGAGGATCTTCGTTACTGGCTTACCACGTATCTTGTACCTCACATTAATGACGGCATTAATGACATTACGGATTCTTGGTCTGCTAACGTCACTGCGCTGATTGCAGCCGTTGACGCTGCACTGGCAAGTCAGGCGGCGACTGTAAACGAGCAGTTGGCTGCACAGAACGCAGCCGTTACTTCGCAACTTGCCACGCAGGATGCCGACGCGGCTGAGGCAATGGCAGCACATTTTACGGCTACTGAGAATCGCGTCAATCAGTTGGTTACGGCGGCCAACCTTCTTCTTGTGGGCCGCATTGACGGTCTAGAGGCAACGCTTAATGAGTTTGTTTCTAATGAGGCAGACATTAATGATGCAACTGTTGCAACGCTTATTAATGGCACCACTACCGATTCCGGCATTGCTACGCGCGGCCTTATTAATACTACGGTTAGTCAGTACCATGACGCCACGGTTGGACCCGCACTTGCCGGAAAGGCCGATCTAAACCATAACCATTCTGCAACGGCAATCAATAGCGGCACGCTTGCAGCGGCCAGACTGCCCGCATCGTCTGAATCGGCAATTGGAGCAATTGAGATTGCGACGGTGCTAGAGGTTACAACGGGCACGGATACGGCGCGCGCTGTGACGCCTGACTCTCTGCGTCAGTGGGAACTTGGCAAGCGCCCTGTGCGTGATCGTGCGGTCTTTGTGGGCTCTAGCAATGTCGTTTCTGGCTCGACGTATTGGCCCGCTAAGTTGGCCGCTCAGCGCAACCTTACCGTGCACAATTATGCGGTTGCCGGCTCGGGCTTTATTGTCGATTCTAGCAACACGTATATCATTCAGGCGCAGCGCGCAGGTGCTACAATGAATGCTGCACAGAAGGCGGCTGTTAAGGAATTCTATATTGCTGACGGCTCTAATGACGCCCGAACGCTTAAGTCTTATTCTGAGGTTGTTGCTGCAGCGGCAGCGCTGTTCGCTTATGTTCGCACCAATTTTCCGAATGCGCGAATTGTTGTACTGCCAATGATTTGGCCCGCAGATGCAGCGCTTAACTGGCCTTCAATTCTTGGGACGTATCCGCAGACTATTAACGCTAAGGCAATCGAACTGTCTTATGCAATGCGTGATGCTCTGCAGAACTATGGAAACTCTCTCTTTATTGACGAGTCTTGGACATGGTTTACTGGTCGCCCGGAGTTTATGATTGCTAACGGCGACGTGCATCCTAATGAGGCAGGCCACGACCGTATTGCAAATTGGGTTAGCCGGGCTCTTGACGGCGAGACCATTGTTCCAGCAACCGCGTGGCAGAATGTCGCACCCGCAAGCGGATATGCAACGGGAGGATATGCACACATTGGCCTGAGGGTGCGTAGGAGCGGCTGGGATGTTGATATTGAGGGAACTATTTACAAGACAACAGCATTTCCTACTGGCAACACTACGGGAGTAATGTGCACGCTCCCGGTTGGGCATCGTCCTACGTATCAGGTTCCCCTGTTTGGACAGCGTTGGGACGGTTCTGCGCCCGGCGGCTATGCGCAGGTTGCTGTAGACGCTACAGGCGCTGTTACGCTGTACGATGCCGTGGGCGGCTCGTCGCGCGGTGTTGCGTTTAAGGATCGGTTTAGGATCGGTTAATGATTTCCTTGAGGAATCTCGAGAAGCGCGGCGATTCTATCGTCGCGCTTTTCGACGATGGGGCTAGGGTAGAATGCTACCCTAGCCCCGGTAATAGATATATTGCTCGTGCTCACGCATTCTTGACGCCACTGGAATATCTGCAGCGCAATGGAATTAATTTCATTGCTAGATTTGCGGATGGTGCAACAGTTTATTGTCACAAGGGGCCTGGCAATATTTGGTATCCGCGTATTAACGCATTTTATACTGAAGACCCTGGTCCCGTTGATCCTGTTGACCCTGTTGACCCCGTAGACCCTACAGACCCCGTAAACGGTTTTGTGTGGCCTTTCCCTGACAGTGCTATTACAGGCGGTGCGGGCGGCGTAAACGAATTCCAAAGCGCAGGACGTCCCACACATAAGGGTCGAGATTACGGCGTTGGTGTCGCGCAGAATGGTGCGCCAATTCGAGCATGCGGCCCCGGCGTTGTTAGTCAGGCGTATATCAACAATTGGTCTCCGTACGGCGGTGGGCATGAGGTGACGATTAATCACGGTGTTTTGTCTGATGGGCAGCGCTATTATTCGCTGTACGCACACGCTCTCGCCGGTAGCATTACTGTAAACATTGGTGCCACTGTTACAACGGGCCAGCACATTGCAAATGTTGGCAACACAGGAAACAGCACAGGGCCACACTTGCATTTCGGTATCATTAGGGGAACAAATTTCCAGTTTATCGATCCGCGAACGTTTATGGCGGCGTTTAACCCAACAGGTGCTACGCTGTAGCCATGCCCTCCACCATCCGACGCCCGCGAAAGGCGCACCCGTACTACGAGTACAACAAGGTTCTATCTTACAACGGCACTTATAATTTTATTGTTGGCGGTCGCGGTCTTGGAAAGACGTTTGGAGGTAAGAAGAAAGCCTTTAACGACTTTATTAAAACAGGCGATCAGTTTATCTATTTGAGGCGTTACAAGCCAGAACTTGCTGCGTCAAAGCAAACATTCTTTGCTGACATTATGCACGAATTTCCTAATTATGACTTTAGGGTTAGTGGCGGCGAAGCGCAAATTGCGCCTAAGAGCGACGCAGGCGAAAAGACGCGTGCATGGCTTACAATGGGATATTTCATTGCGCTCAGCCAGGCGCAGGCTAATAAAAGTGTTTCATTTCATAATGTAAAGACCATCATTTTTGATGAGTTTATTATTGAGGTTGGCAACTCTCATTACATTTCTAATGAGGCAACCGTGTTTAACAACTTTTATAGCACGGTTGATAGATGGCAAGATAAGACTAAGGTATTCTTCCTTGCTAACTCTGTTAGCATTATGAATCCTTATTTTATGGAATACAACATTAAGCCTGACGAAACAGGCAAAGAATTTGTAACGTCTAATTCTGTTGTTGTTAACAATAAGAAAAAGTTCTTTATTGTTTGTCATTTCCCTGATGCTGAGAACTTTAAGAATAGTGTATACGAAACAGCATTCGGTCAATTTATTAAGGAAACCGAATACGCAAATTATGCTGTTGGTAATGAGTTTGCGGATAACGCGGGCAATTTGATTAATGCTAAGGGTGCTGAGGCCAGATACCTATTTAGTCTTGAGACCAAAAAGGGTAAATTTAGCGTTTGGATCAACTCATTTACGCGACAGTATTTTGTACAGGCTAAAATCCCTAAGACAGAAGTTGTTTATACAATGCTACCCGATAAGATGAGTGAGGATAAAATCCTCATGTCATTTAGCGATCTTCCGCTCGCGCAGTTGCGAACGGCGTTCAGGCAGGGTAGAGTGTTGTTTGATGAGCCGCAGACGCGCAACGCGTTTACGGAAATTAGCAAGAGATAGGTTGCAGTCATGACTGATAACAACGGCTACAATGATGAGGGCGTGCGTGCAAGGCTGCGTGCAAAGGCCGATCTAAATGAGCAGTACGGTAAGCGGGCTGACGATGCCACATATGCGCAGCCTCATTATGGGCAGGATTATACGCCAGTGCGTCACCCCGCTGGCCGCGTTGCGATCATTGATCGTACACCCAACGTCGCAATCAAGAGCCCCGAGGCTCGACGCATTATCAATTACATCATTGGCGTTGTCAGCGTTGCAATCGCTGCCGCTATCGCCGTAGACGCGGCAAGCGCAGACATTAACATTAGCGCAATCACCCTCCCTGTTGCGGCGGGGTGGGGAGTCATTTCGGCTGCATTCATTGGCGGCGTCACCGCGCCTAACATTCCCAAGGCTTAACAATGGCTACAAAGGAACTGCCAAAAGTGCGCTACATTAGCGCGGCTGACGTGCGCGTAGGCGACACAATTAGAGTGACTTGGACAACGGGCGCTATTGATCATAGTCGCGTTGCTAAGGTGCTGTACATTCACGAAAGTGCAGAACGATACGGAATGCAGCGTGTTTCGTATTGGGCTGACGAGAATTGTGAGCAGCAAATCTTTGAGGTAATTACCGGAATTACATCACCTGTCCGCGTCACGCTTCTAGACGGTGCGCAATCTCGCAGCCAACTTGCGCTATTTGAGGTATGATGCTTATTCATCCCGCGCCCGGATTCATTACCGGCGATAAGTACGGGCCACGCGGCAAGGTGCCAGGCGTGCCTGAGGCGGCACCATTCCACGGTGGACAAGATTTCTACCCTGCAAAGAACGGGCCTAGAAAGATTGTCGCCGCCGCTGACGGCGTTGTAGTACACCATCCATACAATAAGACCGCAGGTAACGCGCTGTGCATCCTGCACATGTCACTAGGTCTGTGGACAGGCTACGCGCACAACAGCCGCACGCATGTTGCTGTAGGCTCTCGGGTAGTGGCAGGACAGTACATCGCTGACGTAGGATCAACAGGCGCAAGCAACGGCGATCATCTGCATTTCGATGTATTTACGGATATCGCTAAGTTTATTAGAGTCAACCCGCTGCCGCTAATTACCAGTTATGCAAATGTTGTCAAAAAGATTATTAAGGAAGATACCGTGGACGATGTTGTGATTATAAAGGCGGGAAGTGGCATTGATTTTGTTTCCGTGCTTCGCCTTGGAAATGTCTATAGCATTATGCGTGGCCCTGCAGGTCCAAAGGGCGGTGTAAGCGAGGAAGAGGCTAATCTTGTAAAGGCTGGCACTAAGGTTGTGTGGATTGATCGTGGCACTATGCAGGGCATTCTTGACGGATGGGCTAAGGCGAAGTGAATAAGACGCTAGTTATCATTGGCATTATTGCATTTGCAATTGCCGGTGCTGTTGGCGCTGCATTTGTTCACACCGCCAACCCCGATGCTCCTGCAACATTCACACTGTTTATTGGGCTTACCTTTACCACGCTTATCTCGTCTATTATTACAATTGCTGCAGTTGGCAATGTTAATGATAAGGTTAAGGCTGTGCATAAGCAGGTTAATGGTAATCTTGATAGGAAGGAAGTGGAAATCGTCAGACTGCGCGAAATCCTCGCCGCAGCAGGTATCAACTCAGACACGCCCACAGGCTCTATCAACACGCAGAGCGAGTAGGCAAATAATCGGCCCGCGCACTTGCGCGGGCCGATTGCCTATGCTACGATATAAATATGACGCAGCCCACCGCAAACACGCAGCCCGTAAACATCGCAACCTATGTAAACCTCAATCACATCGGCGTCCACTACGCCAACCGCGAACCCCTGCTAATGTTCCCGATCAGCGGCGACGCAATCGCGATCAACCGTGCCAAGTGTGACGCTTATGGGATCAATCCTGCACACCACTGAGATAGGATAT